TAACTCGATTAGGTATTGATCCTCTCCCGTCTTTAGAATATTATGCGGGGGGAACGTATCACCCGAGTGTCGTGCGACCCTGTCTAGTTCGTCGATCATGGTTTCAAATCCGACGAATGCTGAACGTGGGAACAGTTGTTTTGCTGTTAATGTCATGTTGTGACTCCTTAATAATAAGCAAGTTTTAAAATAACCCCCATTTATATGGCAGGTCGATAGTATATATACTCGTTATGAGTATAAAGGTAACACTAGATGTGTGAATATGTCACTATTCAATCATCTAGGTCATCATAGTCGTCATCATCTATACGTATAATAGGTAGAGAATCATCAACGACTACGACGGCATCGTTTTCGATCATCTCGATGATTTCCGTCGTAACTTTTCGATCCATCTCTAGGAAGGCCATGCGGTCTTCGATCATCGAGAGATGTCTTCGATACATTTCAAGTTCTTTCTCTTTATCCTGTTTTCTTTTCAAGACTTCTGATAACGAAACTACTTTTTTATCAGACATGAGAATTTCCTTAGTAGTACTTTGATGGGTCCGGACCACCCTCCACACCGAACGAGAAAGAAACGCGTGACACCCTTGGGAATACTTGGTGGTGAGTGCCCCTTGGTAGGTAGACAAACATGCCTGGCTCGAAATCAAAAGGTTCCTCGTTGTTTATGTGTTCTACCTTGAGACCCACAGTAGAGATAACCTGAACCAAGAACACGTCCATCGAATCCTTGTGCCAAGGATAAGATCCACTCGCACGACCGAACCCACTAAACGCAATGTTAGTGATCTTGTTCTCGTGGAGCGTAAATACATCTTGCATTTCTTCGTAGATTTTCTTCGCAAAGTCTGGTGCACTACCGCGACTATGGAAGGAGTTTAGACCGATTCGCATCTTATCTGAGTTGCGATCGTACAGTTCATCTGGGTGAGAGTCCATCATTTCCATGAACTCGTTCCATCCATAAGTCGACTCCATATCAAACGGGAGTCGACCTACGAACGGCACCTTGTCGCGGATGTAATCATCGCGACCTTCAAAAATGTCATAATATTCATTCGCCATTAGTTATTACCGATGTTGTACTTCGGTTGCAGATTCCACTTTGACTTTTCCTTATACGAGATGATCTTGATCTGTCGCATAGGAGCGCAATCTTGTGCAACTTCTGGGTTTACAATTGATACTAGACCCCAATCCTGTAAAAGGGTTGCGATCGTATTACGACGTTCCATGTCCGTCGTCTCTAAGTTTGACTTCTTGCCGTCCAGTAAAAACAGCTCCTTGAAATGGACGATAAAGTACCTACCCTGTTTGTGTAGGATATGGCACGATTGAAATAGGGTGTTGTCACGACGTGAAGCAACCCCTATACGGGTAAGGGTTTCTCTGACTTTTAAAAAGTCATCTGGTTCAGCTAGGGTAATTTCTAGCATCATGTCTGAGTTCCACTGAACTAGATTATTCTCTTCCACCTTTGTTAACCTTATTTTTGAGTTCTTGTATTTGTTCCGAGGTTAAGAGTCCAATAATCTGCTTCGCTTTGGAATCACTATATCCGTAATACTCTTTGATACACTCGATATCTGTAATCTGGGGCTTGTCCCATTTCGAAAAACGTTTTTTCTTCCTCACTATATTTATAAGAAAGTCGTATTGAAGTCTCGCATCTACATGATGCAACCTGTTCATTTCGTTACTAATTAACACAGTATCCGGAAAGTACGACAGCGACCGATTCACAAGGAAGCTGTTGTATTGGTTAATATTTTCCGGATCTTTATCGAGTAAATTAACCTTGGTACTGTTAATGCTGTTTAAAAAATCGAAGGGTTTAATATCTGTCTTCAACTTTGCACCACCCATTCAAATAGTCCTTACGATATAGTTGCTTGATCCTTCGACGTTGTTGGGTCGTAATAATACTATTATAGACCTTCATTTTAGTCTGGTTCTCTCGTATGTCCAACTTCTCATCCGAAAAACCAAGATCACACGCCTCGTTTAAGAATACCATAAGTTGTGATAGTTCGTCAATATAAACTACCATGTCATAATCTTCTGGTTTACCCATATACCACGTCTGTGTATAGAAGTGGTTGTTTTTTAGGGTACCCTCTTCAATTCTATCGAGTACTTTGTCTAACTCAGTCTCTAAGGATGGACACTCATCTGCCCTTCCGTTTCGAATGTATTCTGCTTGATTTTGAACCAAGTACTCACAAGCAGACCTGAACCGAACAATCGGATCACGTCGTACCGCAATACGATAACTACCTTTGCGAAACGGAATGTCGAACTGGTCTCCGTACTCTCGTACTCTGTTGAGTCGATCAACACGACCGATGTATTCATCCACTCCACGAACTAACCTGTGTAGTTCTTTCAGGGTAGACATTCCATTTTTAGGGCACATCCTAACGTCGATATTATTAGGAAAATATAATACGTTGTCCGCTGGGGACATTTCATATTGTTGGGTGCTGTTATGCATTTTTTATCTCCACGTTGGCCATCACCTCTGTGAGACAAGCGACCAAGTTAAGTTCATGGTCTGCAACAAACGCATTTTTGTATTGATAGTCAGCAAGTATCAATACAAGTTGTGGTATACTATTCGGGGAGACATGGTCATACATACGATCGTAGACACCACGGAACACCGCCGCTGGTTCTACGTCAATGTTGTTGACGACCCACGTCCTCATCTTCTTAAAGTTTTTATCACGGATTGCGCCGAACAACTGAGTGTAGTTGTCCGCGACTTCACCGTCGAGAACAGACGCCACGTTCAGTGAGCCCGAAATCGATCCTTTCTGCAACTCATTTAGGACACGCCTCCAATCTGGTGCGTGTTTCATGATGACCTGCGCAAGGACATCCTTATTATAATCTACATCCTCCGTCTGGAGGATGGTCATAGCGCGTTGCATAAACTCCGCCGAGAGAGACTGAAGAGTCTTCTTGGTGGCATTGAACGCGATCTTAGTACATCGCGAGTGCAATGGGTCGATGATCTTGTTCTCGAAGTTGCAGGTCATGATGAACCGACAGTTGTTCGAAAACTCCTCGATGAACCCACGCAACGCGGGTTGGGTTGACTGGGGGTTTAGGTAGTCTGCCTCATCAAGGATGACGACCTTGTAACCACCAGCCAACGAGACGGAAGAGGCGAACTGTTTGATCTTTCCTCGTAGTGTGTCAATGTTGCCTTCTTCAGACCCGTTGATTACGATGTAGTCTAACTCCAGTTCCTCGCATATTGCGCGAGCGACTGTAGTCTTACCCGTACCCGCAGTTCCACTGAACATCATGTTCGGGATTTCTCCACCGTCCACAATGTTCTGAAAGGTTGACTTCAGGTCTGTGGGTAGGATAGTTTGGGATACAGTTTTCGGGCGGTACTTCTCCACCCATAAGAATTCGTTACTCATTTACCACTCCATAATATAATAAGGGGACATTATACATCATTGTCCCCCTCGTGTAAACCGAAATCTTTAATCTATTTATCCACATAAACTAGACAAATAGAATCGATATTTTCGATAAACCTAATCAATAAAAACTATAGTCTTCCATCCGCATACGCGTGGTTGACTTTAGCATGGTGCATCTCATCACGTCGGATGCACTTAATCATATCAGACAACTTGGAGAACTCGTGGAGTTCACTGTAGTAGTCAATCGCGATCTGTGGCGCGGGGATATCTTCGATCTCTCCAGCCTCGATCAGTTCCAAATAGTTTGTGTAACTTTGTACCGCTTCCTGTTCGAAGTATCCAGTCATGCGGTGTGCGGTTCTGGGGAATAGAACAAACATCACCAGATAGTAGTGCCAGAAGATGAACTGGGCAGCGATGATGATTATACGTTCAATGAACCACGGTTGGATCACCTCCATGAAAAACATGAGGTGTTTTCTCTCGTTCTCTGCCTCTGCGAGCATTTCGTGGATCTTGGTACCGTGACCTTTCTTAAACGCCTGTAGACTGTAAAGGTGGGTCATCATACCCGCAACCATGCCTGGCACACCTGCAACCGTTTCCAAAACGAGTGCACGGTGACCGTAACGCTTGCGGAAAAAGAGATCTGCAAACAGACGAAAAAACGCAGTCATAGACCGCGCAAATAAGTCTGAGATTTTCGTAGATAAACTCACGGTGTCTCCAAAGTGGTGCCGCCACGAAGAATCGAACTCCGGACCTACTGATTACAAGTCAGTTGCTCTACCTGCTGAGCTATAGCGGCATGTCTTGGTTTAGTTTTGCCTTACGTCTTTCTGTAAGAGTCCTTACTATGTATATGCGAGTGAACGCCACAAAGGATATCCCGACAGTAAGAATGGTAGACAATATCAAAGGATCCGTGATCCCCCACTTAACGACTGCTAACCATGTGTAGAAGATGTTGAGTGGGTAGTTGATGACCGTCCCAAGTGCAACGTGGATTGAGGTCTCTTTTGCAATTAGGGGGTCATATAGTTTCATAAAAACGGGGCGATGGGTTAATCATAATAAAGTGTTCGCGGTGAAAGAGAATGTACCCACCGCCCCAAAAGGTTTACTCAGACGCTTCCTCTGAGGCAGCTTCTGCGTGTTCTTTCGCTAACTTCTCGTACAACGCAACCACCTGAATGGCTTGGTCACGTAGTTGTCCGATAGTAGTTAGTTCCTCACCCTTGAACCCACCACGTGTTACAACAGTATCAACTACTGCGACACATGAACGGGCAACGCGGTTTGCGAGGTCGTAAAATGTTGCTTGGTCTTCAGTCATTTTATGCTCCGTATGTTGATGACTTTTCAAGTGCAATAAAGTATTCGGTCTTACCAGATGTCGAACGGAAGCTAGAGATCAACTTAGTTGAAATCGATACTTCGTAATCGTCACCCAACAACTTCAGGTTGTTCACACCGATAATAAAGTTGAAGTCTGCGTTCTCTGGGAACTGACCTTCTACCTGAATCGAGTATGAGTTCGACGTAGAGTTGTTTGTATCAACGACATCGATACGCACAGAGTTACCATCGGGACGGATCGAAATCTCATCATAACCTAGTGCGGACGCGGCGCGTTTGATCTTACTTAGCGTTTCGTTAGTGAGGAGAAATTTGACCTCACACTCAGGCATGATGATTTCTTTCTTAGGTGCAGAGAGCATCTCTGGATCTGAGTAGAAATAACGAACTGAGGAAAGACCACTGCCGTCTGATACGGTACAGAAGTTTTCACCAAAATCGATTGACGGATTGTCTACAAGAGACAAGACCGACAAAAACTCCGACAGGTCATAGATGCCGAATGAGCTGGGGAAAGATTCCTCGATCTCTGCCTGAGATACGATGTTCTTCGCGATAGACATAGTCTTGATGACGTTACCGCCATTGACTACGATGTTCTGGTTAATAGTCGAGAAGTTTCGTAGAATCTCGACAGTTCGGGTTGATAGTTCCATGTGGATTCCTCAGTTAATATGTGGGACATTATATAATAACATACCCGCCGTGTCAAGTAATATCTCGCATCCGACTGAAGTTCTTGTCCTTGATGAACGACAACTTGCGTTCGAAGTGCGCGTCCTCCAGTTCTGTCTTGTGAGAGATTACAAATACGTTGGTGTCTTCCTTGAGCGTGTCAATGATCTTCATTAGGTTGTCGACACCCTCACCATCGAGAGACGAATCGAACGTCTCATCTAGGATCAACAGGTTAGTTGATACAGAGTTCTTCATCTTGGCAATGTGTCTCCAAGTGAAGAGTAATGACAGGTCGATGCGTTGCTTCTCACCTTCTGAAAACGAGTCGTAGGAGAAGGTGTCACGATAACGCGATCGAATGGTCTCGTTGAAACTCTCATCCAACTCAAAGTGGACAAAGAAGTCTAGCGTCTGTAAATACTTGTTGGTAAGTTCGTTGATGACCGGAATGTACTGTTTGATGATCTTGGTCTTGATACCAGTATCTCGGAGTAGTTCGGACGCAACACGATTGTAAGACGACTTCTCGTTGAGTGTATACTTGGTGTCGTTCAGTCCATGCAGTTCGTCGTCAAGGTTGTTGAGATCCTTGTTCGCCTGTGCCATGTCACCGGAACTGTCCGCCATCTCTGCAAGATCGTCCTGTAGTTTCTGCACGTTCTGAGTCAGACGGGATATCAACTGCATGTTGTTATTCATGAGGTTCTGTTTGTGCAACAGCTCTGCCATATCCTCTTCGAGTTTATCGATTTGGGTCTGGTAGTCGTTCAACTGCGCATCCGCCTGATCCATAAGACCCTTGAGTTCACGTGCGCGTTCGGTCGCGTCTGCGCGTTTACTCTTTCGCAAGAGATCATCAATGTCTTGATCACACGTAGGACATATCTCGTTCTCTTCAAAGAACTTCGCTTCCTTGACCACAGACTTGACCTGTGTATCGAACTTGGTACGGTACTTTTCCAACTTGGTCTTGTTGGTGCGCATTTTGCTTAATTCTTCTGTGACCGTAGGCAACAAATTATTGACGGACTCTGCGAGTTCTGCGTTTACCTCATTGAAGGTTGCGATGTCCGCATTCAGAGATTCGATCTCCGATTCCTTCTCTTTACGATGTGCAGTGTTGATGGCACTCAGGTCACGGATGTACTTCTTTTGAGAAGATATGCGTGTCTTGACCATCTCGATGGAATGGTTGTTGTTCTCAAGCTCGCCTTTGAGGAGAGAGATTTTCTCCTTGAGTATCACATTCATTTTGGAAAATATGTTAATATCAAGAAGGTCTTCAATCACGTCACGCCGAGAAGTAGAGTTGAGTTGCATGAACGGGATAAAAGACGACGAGCCGAGAACAACAATTTGGTGGAAACTCTTGTGAGACATCTGTAGGATATTCTTCTCAAGAATCTCTTGGTACTCACGCGCGTGTGCGCTCTGGTTGATGAGAGTCCCATCCTTCCAGATCTCAAACTTTGCGGGTTTGATTCCACGCACGACTTTATACTGAATACTGTTGACTGTGAACTCCACCTCACATCGACAGTCTTTGGTGTTGATCGTATTGATCAACTGGTCTTTCTTAATCTTGCGATGCGCCTTACCGAAGAGAGCGAACGACAGGGCGTCCAACATAGTGGACTTACCCGCGCCGTTCTCCCCAACCACTAGGTTTGTAGGGTTCTCTAGGAAGTCGATCTCATTAAAGTAGTTACCCGTCGAAAGAAAGTTCTTCCAACGGAGTTTTTGAAATCTAATCATGCAATCTCTACGCTCTGCGCCTCGACCATCAACTCTGAAACCAATCCTTTGATTCGGTCTTTGTCAAGGTCAGTGTCTACATCTTGGATGTAGTTATAGATTAAAGTTTCGGTGTCGTCAACACTTATTTCACTGTCACCCACATTCTCACCACGGAACTCGCGGAAGTCTTCAGCGATCTTTAGTTCGTGGATCTTCTGTTGTTGGATGCGCTCGACGTATCGTTCGAACTTCTTCATGTCCGATCGGTTACCCACGATCAGCTTGACGAACTTACCATCAAGGTAGGACAGGTCTTCGAAGTAGTTGACCTCATCTTCGTTGTAGTAGATCTTGTGGAAGATAGACACCTCGTTACGGACGGGTGTTAGTTCACGCGTCTCCGTATCGTAGATGTGGAAGTACTTGGGGTCGTGTGCGTCGTTCCAGAAGAACTCCATCTGCGCACCAAGGTAGTGTATGTTACCTTGCGACGACTTCGTGTGGAAGTGTCCGGACAGAACCGTCTCAAACTTCTGTAGAGGTGTGGCATCCATACCGTCCTTACACACGAGACCCTTGTCCATCTCGAACCCTGCGAGTTCGAAGTGACCACCAATGACATCTGCGCCGCAGTTATCAAGGAAGGTCTTGATCTCTTCTTCATTCTCTGGACAGATCCAAGGTACGAGACCGAACTTGACACCATCATAGTCACGAACGATAGGGTCCATAAGAATATCGACCTCGTTCATGTAGTGACCCATCAACTCTTTGAGAGAGTTGAGGTCGTTGGTGTTCTTGAAGTACACGTCATGGTTGCCGGGGATGATATCCATGTGGATATTATACTCACGCAGCTTGTCTAGGAAGATCTGTCGGTTGTGACTGAGCGCCTTGAGGTTGACCGTCTTACGATTGTCGTAATAGTCCCCGAGGTGCAGGATCTGGGTAATGTTGTTTTCTAACAGGTATGGAAAGAACACCTCACCGTAGAAGCGTTCTTGGTAGTCCATAAATATTTCAGATGAATTACGACACCCGCAGTGGGTGTCATTCAATATAGCGATTTTCATACAGGTTCAACTCAACTAATATCCGATCATTATACTATAATGCAAGGGGTATGTCAAGTTTAATCTAAAAATCTTCCGTCTTGTATTAGGTGGTGTAGTCGGTGTGTAAAGATAGTCCACACCAAGCGAGGTAGGGAATCCTCTTTGTAGGTTCCCGCTTTGCATTCATAAGTCCACATTATTCCATCCACTCCGATAGGTCTGAGTCAACAATCACTGCGCGACGTTTACGCTTCTTCTCTTCTTTCGCGTACTCTTTGAATTCGTCGTCAGCGTTCTTCACGGCATCGATACGCATACGTAGAGTGTCAATGAAGGGAGACGCATGTTGCATGTGTCCGTATCCTTCACCCTCATCATCAAGGAACTCAGCCACGTCCGCCTCTGCGATGAACTTCATCTTCACGTCCTGTTGCTTCTTCTCCTTTTGGATCCGACGCAAGAACGCATACCAAGAGATCTGTGTGAAGTAGGCGAATGCGTTTGGTTTACCCGAACGGGTTGCAGCTTCTATGTCGTAGTTCTCGATCGCTTTGAGGCAGTTTTCAACTGCGTCCATGACCATCTCTTCACGATAGGTGTAACGAACAAAGTTTGCTTTGTGAGAAAGACCCTCTGCAATCTTTAGAAAACAGGAAGCGATATAATCTGTGACGATTGGTGTAGATTTACCTTCGTCCTTTGCCTCTTGGACAGAGGTACAATACGCGACTACCGCTTCAGAGAACTCTCTGTTATTGACGTAATGTGGTTTTTCTTTAGGTTTCATAATATACGACTTCCGATTTAATTAAGGTATAATAATACCAAAGTTTGACTCGTTTGTCAATAGTTATATTTAATGCTTGACAGAATGCGTTTTTTCCTGTATAATCTCTTTTGCCAAAGGGGAGGATAATATACCCTTTAGTTCATGATCATTCCGTCAGTATCAGAATCCATGAGATCATTCTCACGATCCATTTCATTCAAGAACTCTTCAAGGGATAAGTCATCTTCCCACTCACTACGTTCCATCTGTTTGAGTTCTTGTGACTCATTATATGCAGCCATCTCTTTGATAGCAGCGGTGTACTGTCGATCCATTTCTTCCGTTGGAACGGCAATAGACATAATCTTATCGGAGAATACAACCATGACATTCTGCGGACTATCTTGATAGATCATGTACGTCTTGAATGCATAGTACTTGTCTCCACTACTTAGTTCCTTTTCAATCAAGGATAGTGCGTTACGAATAATAATTGAGTCGCCACTCTCAGTCATCAACTCGCATACCAGTTCTTCACCAGTGATAAGCTTTAAGTGCTTAATCGAAGAGGTTGCTTTCGACATCTGTTTCTACTCTTATTGGTTTAAGGTTTATGGGATAGATCTTATATCTGAATCCCTCTTTAGTATATATCTTAATCCTTTCAGCGCTATGTTTTAGTGTAAAGTTCTTGTGACTTCTAATATGAAGATCATCAGCAATATCGAAAAGTCGAGTAGTCCGACCATCATCAGACTTACGAAGCCCACGACCAATCGATTGGAGTACTTTGACTTGAGACTTGGACGGAGTCGCAAATACAATATTATGCAGATTGCGGATGTTAATACCAGTACTAAAAGTACCAAGAGAAGCAACGATAATTGCATCATTTTCTTTTTCTACTATCCCTCTTATTTGTTCTCTGTCCGTGGCATCTACTTCACCAGATACGTAGAATACTTTACGTCCTTCTTCAGCCATAGACTTGATCATCTCGTGCAGAACCTTACCATGTTTCTCAACAAATTGGAACATCACGAGGGTGTTTCCCGTCTGATCGATCGCCAGTTTACTGATAAATCGATTACGGGGTTCATAGGTGACAATCGTATCCAACTCTTCCTGATACGACATCTCCTTGACTTGGTGGCAGACATCATTGTGATACCTCAAGAGGAGAACAGAGATATCCAAGTCTGCGAGTTGATTTTCTTTCTGGAGTTGAACCGTTCGTGTGACAGTGAATGTAGGACCGAATAGACCTTCCAGAACCAGTTTGTTTGTCTCCGTCCCATCGAGAGTACCCGTAAGACCGAAACGGTATTTTGCGTTGACGCACTTGTCCATCATGGTAGTTAGTGACTTCGCCTTGAACAAGTGGACTTCATCACCAAAGACTGAGTCGAACTGTTCGAACCACTCCTTGCCGAATTTGTAAATGGATTGCCACGTGGATATGATGACACGTTTGTCTGTGACCTTCTCCTTACCGGAGTAGATGCGGTGACAGAACTCTTCTACGTCGTAACCGTATTCCTCGAAGTCCTTATACATCTGTTCTACCAACGACGTGGTTGGGACGATGACTAGGATCTTTCCTTCGGTGACCTCGTAACAGTATCGTAGTAGGTTATAAATGATAAATGACTTGCCGCTACCAGTAGGACTAAGTAGAATACAACGTCGGTGTTCGACGCCGTGTGAAATAGCTTTGTACTGATAATCTCTAGGTTTGAATGGCGCATCAAGGAGAGATAGAAAATCGATAAGAGCAGGATGATCGATGTCCTCCTTAAAAGAGGGGATCCCATAAGTCTCATGTTCAATGATCTCCAGTGGGTAGAATCGATCCGCGCAGAACTTACGTAGGTGTGTATATAGACCCACGTTCATCTGCTTGGTCATCATATTGTACAGTTTGACTTTGCCGTCCCAGTGTCGAGACTTGTATGCAGGCATGTATTTGTAGCCGGGCACAAAGAACGAGAAGTATTCCTTCAACTCGTTCTCTTGCGCAGGATGAGCTTCCACCATAAAGTGAGAGTAGTCCTTCATCCTAATGCGAATCTTGTTATCCACCAGCCTCGAATCGACGATAATCAATCATATTCTTGATCGTCGAATGCCTCCATTTAATCATGTTAAGAATATCTGTAAGACTATCTATCTGTGCTTTAAGTGCGACGATTCTGTCTTCAGACTTCGAGATCTCTGGGTCAGAGTCATAGTAGTAGTCCATCTCACCCTTGAGAATCTTGAGACCATTGAATGGATCTGGATCCCATCCCTTCTCCTGTAGAGTCTGTGGGTCCATCTTACCGTTGTAGTATAACCACTTCTCCTTCAACAGGATCTTCTGCGCAGCCTCTGCGCGACGTAGGGTCAGTTTGGTTACGGTGAGGTATTCTAAATACTTTGCGTGTAGCATGGGGATTTGACGTGATGTCTCATCCAGTTGGTGCATAGGAATGACAGAGTCCTCTGACCACTCCTTGTGTATTGCTTCAATATTAAGCATGTATAATCCGTGGGGTTTTTAAAACTACATTATATCACATATTGGTGATCGTTTCAACACAATCTTTCCAATAGTCTTCGTCGTGACCCAACACGTAACTGAGGGTCATACGGTAACACCCTGTCCTCGCCGCATGGTAGACGACATTCCCCGAGTCGTAGTCACCGAAGTAACCAGCCTTACAGTTCCACCCTTGTTCGTCGTGAACGGTTATGACCTGTTCAGTCTTGGGGTCGACATACTTGAACCACCCGTCTCCCTTTTCGGACCACGTGAAGATCACGTTGTATGCGGATGCGTCTGCGTTGTTGTGCCAACCGATGAATCCGCCCGGCGGGTAGAGTGTTGAGAGTGCACTGTGTTGCACACCTAGTTCCTCCATCAAACTGGAGTTAAGTGCGTTCCACGTCTTGCGGTATTCTTCTGGGTGTGTCCCGAAGTAGTGATCGGGTTTGATTGGATGGCAGACGGAGTTCTCTGCGGCACCTCTGTGGTCACGACCTTCGTCGATGACACGCCACATCTCCTCATCACCCGTGTAGTGGTCTGCCTGTCCGCGCAACTCCTCGACCAGACATCGGTTTGTCTGTTCGGGTTGGTACAACTCTCGATACGTATATCGGAAGTCTTCCAGAATCCCTAAGAGGTTCCGATTCTTTATATCTAATTTTACCATCATGATATAGTGAATTTAGTATACTTAAATGTCGCGTCGTAAGTTATATATGCAACATCTCCACTCGTGGAGTTCAGTTCAATAGATCCAAGTTGGACAGGAAGACATCCTTCATACTTGATCTTTATGTTTGCGTTGTTGTGACTGGTGAGGATGATGATCGTGATATCTTGAGATAGGTCTTCCGAGGTATCGACCGTGCGTTGCATCCAATCTTGCATTTCTTTGTATGCGGTCATGTCCTCATCTAGGATCAACTGCATTGACAGATCCGTATACTCGATGGTGTCTGCGGCAACAGGAAATCTTTGAATCTTTGCGATAGGGCGATCGACCGCGTTTGCGCTGGAGCCGGGGTGTGTTACTGACTGCGCAAAGAATTCTAGGTTTCCGTACTTTGCACGTTCGATAACGACACGGAATCCCGTAGGCTGCAAGAAGTTTGTGTTAGATGTTACGCTCATAGTGTATCCTCTTAGTCATTTTATTTATACGCATAAAAAAAGGGAGTCCGAAGACTCCCTAAAAAATGACTAATGAATAGTTCTTTTTATTATGATCCTTGGACCATTAGGTTATCTACACGGAAGATGCGGTAGTATGTGTTCGCACCTGCTGTGTTCGCCATGTCGTGTTGGCCTGGACCTGATACGAATGGGTTTGCAGCCATACCGTAACGAGTCTTGAAACCAATCTTAGGCTGGAACGTATCTTCTGCAACTGCCTTGACCATCTGTAGTGGTACGTATGGGCAGTAGAACATACCTGCGTCGTATGCGTTTGTTCCCTTATAACCAACTGTTAGGTAATCAACAGTTGCATATGGGTCGATGAATACGCGTAGACGACCGTTTAGAGTACCAGCGAATGTGTTACCAGTATCATCTACTGATAGACCAGCGCCTGGTGTGTAGTCTAGTTGACCAGAAGCTGCAAGTGCAGTAGCAACGTCAGATGAACATACAACGATGTTACCCTTACCACGACGTGTAGCCTTCGCGATTGCGTTTGCTTCACGATCGATTTGCATTGCTAGACCCTTGAACTTCTCAGCAGACCAGCGACCGTCGCCGTCTGTTGATACGTCAAAGATGCCTGGAGCAGCGACGTTAGAAGTCTGTGCACCTAGAACCGCTTGAGAGTTGATTGTACGAACGATTTCGCGGTTGATCTCTGCAAGGATTTCTGTAGACAGAATGTTTGCTAGTTCTGTCTCTGCGTCAAGACCGTGGATTGCTTTTAGGTCTTGTGCAAGTTCTAGTGAGTACTCAGCCTTTAGTGCGCGTGACTTAGCAACAACGCTCTGCTTCTCGATTGAGAAACCCATTTCCTTGAATGAACCGTCAACTTCACCTAGAGACTCAGCAGCGCCTGTAGACATTGGACGGCCTGGTAGACCTAGATCACGACCTGAACCGTCTGATGCAAGACCAGCAAGACCTGAAGATTCGCCTGATGCATCGACTGCACCAGAGAAACCAGATTGTGGCTCGTCAAGACCTAGAGCTTCTGGACCTGTCTGTCCGTTGTAGTGAGACTTCATCGCGAAGATTAGACCAGTTGGGCCAGACATTGGCTGGACACCACATAGGTCGTATGCCATTAGGTTTGGCATTGCGCGACGTACTAGTGAGATTAGAACTGGATCCCAGTTCGCGACTGCACCGCCAGTTGAGTTAGTTGGTGCTTCTGCTAGGAAACCTGCTGTTGCATTGCGCTCTTCCATTAGAGCACGTTCTTGGTTTTCTAGGACGGCAGCAGTTACTGCCTTACGTAGTGGATCAGTGATCGCGCCAGCAGATTCTTCGTTAAGTACTGGTGACCACTTCTCAATCAATGTATCGAATGATTGCATTTTACTATTCCTTATTGCTTAGTGGTTTTACGAAGAGCGTGTAGGTAGTTCTCCATTACAGATGAAACCTCTACTTCTTCCTCTGTCGTTTCTTCGACAGATTCTTCAAGTTGCTCTGGGATTTCTTTTGAGAAGTATGATTCCTTGACAGTGTTTACTTTAGCAACGAAAGATTCTTCGTTTTCAAAGTCAACGCTTTCTAGGAGACCCTTTAGCTTCTCCGCTTGTGTATCTGCTAAATCACGTGATGCCTCAGCGATGATAGTGTTACGCTTATAAGTTTCAAGTTCTTCAGCTAGTGAAATTGCATCGCCAGTAGTGTTGTTTAGACGTTCTTCTAACTCTTCTACTTGTCCTGCAAGTTCGTCAACTAGGTCGACCTTGGTTTCTGGAACTTCGATGTATGACTCTACGAATAGGTCACGCATGTTGTTCATGAAAGTTTCTGCGATTTCAGTACGTAGACCGTTCTGAATAGCAATCTTGTTGTCTTCCATCCAAGTTTCAACTACATAGTTTAGGTATGAATCAACCTTACCGACTAGGTCAGTTTTGATTGTTTCGACTTCTTCAGCAAGTTCTACCGCGTAGTTCTCTTCAAGACGTGTGATCTCTTCAGATAGCTTTGACTTTACAGCCGCTTCGAAGATTACAGATGTCTTTTGCTTGAACTCTTCAGATAGAGTCGCTTCACCTTCAACAATCGCAGCAAGTTCAGAAGCAGTATCTACTTCCTCAACTGCAAGTTCAGCGTCAGCATTTGCAACGTCTTCATACATCTTTTCATAAGCAGCTTGAACATCTGCCTTAGAAGATGTCATTAGCTTATTGTGCATAGCGTTGATCATGCCTGCTTTGGTTTTTGGCGGGGCAGTCTTTGAAGTAGCATCAGCCGCCTTGTCAACCGAAGCGATTGCTTCTGGTTCTGTGACCGCATCCTTGTTTTCTGGAGCTGCTTCTTCGAGAGTTTCCTCCACGATTTCGTTAGTTTCAATCTCGGTATCGCGGATTTCACTTTCTGCTGCTTTATTTAAATCAGTCATAGTGACTCCTTATAGTTTAGATTTGATTAACGAGAGGAAATTCTTGAATTCACGAATCTGCACTTCAGGTTGATGTGCGATAGGTGCTTGCTTAATTTCAGTCTCTATATCTTCAATAGCTTGAGGTTCTAGGATTCCGTTATTCCACACCCAATCTACACCTTCCATAATCCCATTAACAAATGCTTCCGGTGCCGATGGATCTTGTACGATATCTACCGTAGCAAGAATAAAATCATCCTTGACGTACATTACGCCGTTTTTACTCTCAAGACTTCCCATTCCACGAGTTGACACGCCTAGTTGAACACCGCCCTCTAAGAGACCTTTCACTATCTGACCCATTGGGGTGTCCAATATTTGCGCCTTTCCAACCACATCATTTCCTTCAAATTTCAAGTCAGTAATGAGGTGAGAAACTTTGTCCAAGTTAACAGTAGGGCCCTCTGGGTGATTCAATTCACCGACAGCGCGTTTTTTGCTAACCTGATTTTCAACATACGTATCTACTGCCTTCTCCATGATTGGTTTTGGGTAGATACGTCCGTTACGATTCTTTTTGTCTGCCTGAGCGAATACACCTTCAATGACATAGTTCTTCTCGCCGTTCTCTTTGGCTTCAACGATGCATTCAATGTCGTTTTCTACGAATTCGCTAATCAGTTTCATTTTATTTTCCTAAGTCCTTCAGGACTTGCTTAGCGGTAGACTCCGCTTCTTTCTGTGACTTAAACGTATCGACAGAGTCCCCGTCGATCGTTAGATGAAAACCCTTCGGTGTCTTGGTGATGACAACAGGATAACCAGACATCTTTTTGTTAAAAACGACCTTGTCCTTTGCTTCACGAATTTCTTGAAAAGTTTTCATTCTTGTCTCCCTATTAGAGTATTTATACACAAAAAGTTTTTAACCGCGATTTTATTCGAAATCGTCCGCTTCTTCACCGAACTCCACATCTTCGAAGTCGTCAGACTCTAGTGCCGCGTCGATTTCTTCATCGGTTACTTCTAAATCTTCTGATTCAACACCGTTGAAGATTTGACCAGCAACACTAACCTTCTCTGCGTCAAGTGCGTCTTGCACCTTGTCTAGCATAAGGGTGTTAAATAGTTCTTCGGCCGAAGTAAAGTTTCCGACCTCTAGTGCGCCTATTAAATTTTCTGTTGGTGATAGTTCAACTGTTTCATTCTCACTCATTACATATACTCCTTAAAAGTCATCATCCATATCGTCGCTGTTTGCATTCTCAGCTTCGACTTGTTTCGCCATCTCTGCGATGTCCTCATCATTGAACATCATGACGTTCTTCATAACCCACTCACGTGAGAAGTACTCTCCCACGTAACCGGAAATCTGATCCATAGTCTGTAGTCGTTCGCGCAGTATTTCTGCTTCCTTCAATTCGACAAAGTGGTTGTCGCGGTTGAAGTCGATCTGAATGTGGTTCTTCCACGACTCCCAGTCTTGTTCAGTACATATACCTTTCAACAACAACTGTTTACGTAGGATACCAGTAAACAGGTTCGCGAACTTTCGGCGCATCCTATCGATGAACTTCTGGAACTTCACCTCATCTCGATTGATCTCTGTCGCACGACCTAGTGCGAACTGTTGTTCCTGTTCGAGACGTGATAGAGGCACGTTCAGTGAACGATACAACTTCTTTTGGAAATAAATGATGTCGTCGATCTGACCGAGATTCTCACCGCCTGGCAGTGTACTGATCTCTGTTCCTCGACCACCTTCACGACGTGGTAACCAGAAGTCCTCAAGCATTGACATATGCTTGCGATCATCCTTGATCTCACCCGTGTTCGCATCATAGACGATCTTGTTGCGGTAACGCGCCATGATGTCCTTGATGTATTGTTCTGATTTACCCTTCGGCAAGTTACCCACGTCGATGTAGAAGATACGACGTTCAGGTGCGCGAGACATACGATAGATGACTAACGAATCTTCCATCATGCGCAACTGGTTTACGGGTTTGATTGCTTTCTGTAGGTAGGATAGGACACGCTTCTTTGAGTTGTCCAGTAGACCTGAAGTGATATACGAAACAGAATCAGAGGTCAACTTGACACCAGTGCCTGTACCGCCTTTGTCTTGGTAGATGTAAAACTCGTTTACTTTGTCTACCAGTTTCGCGCCAGTTGCTGGATCTGTTTTGTGTTTCACCTCTTTGACCTTGCGGATCTTTGCAGCGTCGATCGGACGGATCTCTTGGACCCCCATCTTAGGATTGGATGTGTCGACCACAAGGTGGTGATATAGACGACCATCAACATACCATGAACGGAACATATCGTGGCCGTATTCCTCGAAGTTCAACATCGAAACGATGTTGTCGAACTCTTCGAGTAATGTGTTTTTAATTTTGTCTGAAGCGTCGACCTTGTCTAGGTTCAACGCAACAGTAGACTCTAGTTCACCCGCGACGATAGATTCGTTTAGGATGTCTTCGATTGCAGCATCGACTTCCGGATGTTCCGCGATCTGTCGATACTTAGTGATGAGTCCGTGATTATCTTTAGCAGAACCGCCTTCCATGTCGATGTATTGTCCGAAGTACGAACCCGACGCGGTGACGTAACCAGCACCATCTTCATCCACTTTAGGGACGATAGACGTTACCTTCTTGTTTTCTTTTTCTTTTGACGCTCTCTTCAGTTCGAAACCGAACGCAGAGAAAACGTTTGAGTCATTATCTGCCATAAGATCCTCAGTTCAAGTATAAGGGGGTGCAAGGCACCCCCATCAAACTTACTTATAATACCTTTAACTAGTGGTATTTGACTCCCAGTATTGGATTGCGAAAGTTGCAGTGAACTCTTCGATAGAGTCTCCAGATCCGTAATCCAGTTCAATAGCACCTAATCCCGTAGGAAACGCACCACGGAAGTTATATGTCTTTAGGACACTTCCGTCTTTATCTAGTTGCTCGACAACCATGTCTGCCTGATAAAGTGTTGGTGATGTGATACCTGAGTTGGCGCTGTGTCCATTGATACCGTTCATCCAACGCTCCAATGCATCACGAACCGCGAAGTCAGTGTCATTGATGATGGTTACTTCCCAATCATCAAATGTACGTTCGCCCGCAATCTTTAGAACACGACCACGGAAAGGAACGTCAACTGCCGCGACAGTCGAAGCAGGAAGTTGCGCTGTCTTACACATAAATGACGCAAGTTCCGCATCACCGCCTGCATATGCAGGGAAGTTCATTAGAACACGGAATAGGTTAGGACGTGCACCGCCACCTTTCAACTTTGCTTTAAAATCGTCTACTCTTAATGTCATGATCGTTCTCCTTAGATTTGACCGACCACTTCTTCAAACTCGACACCAGTACGGACTGCGACGAAGTTGAGAGTGACGTAGTTGATTGAACGTGCTGGCTTGATGAAGCAAGACGCGACGAATTCGTTGCGGTCAATGACCTCTGATGTGTTGTTTGTTTCGTCACATACAACACGGAAGTCAGTGATACCACGACGACCTTGGATTTCACGTAGGAATGGTTCTACGATGTTTGTGAACTCTGCACGTGTGAAATCGTCGTTCAGTTCGAACATGACGTTCTTCGCAGCTTCACCGATTGCACGTTCGATGACTAGGAATAGTCGACGGACGTTGATACGGTCGAATGCAGATGGACGTGATAGTGCAGTCTTGTCACCGAATAGTACGGTTCCTTGGCCTGGCATAGACACGATTGGGTTGACACGCGCCTTGTACATCACATCACGATCACCCTTTGTTGGGTTGAACGCAAGTGCAGATACACCGAAGTACTGACCACGACGTGTTCCCGCAGGGGAGAACCAAGGTGCCGCTTCCAGATCAGTTGCCGCCATGATACCCGCAGTTGATGAACATGCTGGGATCATTTCGTACTTATCTAGGTACTTGTTGTATACCTGTACCCAGTTGCCGTCAAGCACTAGGTAAGATGATGATGAAATAGTGTCTGCCCATCCAGTGACATCACTTGCAGATGCAGGTGCTGTAGGTGGTGACGCAACCGCAACACAGTCCTTACGTCCTTGTGCGATTTCTAGTGCAGTGTCTACTAAAATGTTGTGTGCGCAAACAAAGTCGATCTGGATTTGGTCGACATCACCGAACGCATCTTTTGCTTTCTGATCGAATCCAGATGAAGTGACTGTTCCTGCGCCAGCAAGATCATAGATTCCGACAAGAGCATCAGTGTCCCCTGCAGCGTCTTCTACTGCGATCCACTGTGAACGACGCGAGATTACTTCTTTCCAGAAGTTTGTATCTCCTGACTGACCTTCACCGCTATTGGTTGATCCTGCGGTAACAGACAAGAATGGGAAAGACTCTACAAGACTTCCACCTGTCCTTATTGGAGTTCCGTCACTGTCCTGTCCCTCTTCAGAGCCGTACCAAACTTCGATGTCGATTCCTGAGAATCCGTCTGTGTTATTATCATTCACGACGACGACAAGTTCATTACCTGACTCGCCTAGATGTTTTGCTTTGAAAGGTGATGCGGATGCTACTGATCCTGAACCGACACGAACAACAAATGCACTACCTGAATATTTTAAAAATTGAGAGACCGCTAGGAAATCAGATGAACTCCCACCGTCTTTCGGAGACCCGAATTTAGAAACCAGTTCTGCCTCGTTTGAAACGAAGACTGGTGTTCCTACTGGGCCCCATGCGAAGTCACCTACGAACGCACCTGTAGTAGAAGTAACCGAAGGGACAGTTCCCGACAAGTCGAATTCTTTAATGGTTACGCCTGGCGACTCATTTGATTTAAGAGCCATGATTGTATCCTTCTAGTTAAGGTATAATAAGTTAAACATAATACGGAGTAATATCGTCAATAACACTATTTATAACTTACCAGTTTTCACCGTAATTTGTATCGAATGGGGTCTGAAAGTTCGTCCATTCCGCACCATCTTGTGATGGTGCCTCTACGACATCTCTTCCATCGTCGATGATACCGAACGGCGGCAGGTCTTCCTCGATCTGCGCCATCCTCTCTTCGAACAGAAGGTTCTTGATGTTCATGTCAAAGTTGTCACCGAACGATTGGGTGGAGACGAAGTATCCGAACATCACTAGGTTCATCATCAAGTCGTCGTGGTTGCCGTCACTCGCCTCGTAGGACACGCCCTTGGCAACGAAGGTAGAGATCTCTAAGATGGTGTCTTCGTCAACTACTTGAAGTTTGTTGTTCTCTATGATATCCTTGATAGACGAACACCCGATACGCTTTACCTTGCGAGTCATCGTAACACCGATCGCATCGGACTTAATTGCAGACTCCAAGAACATATTTTCATACTCTAGGTCTTGGTAGAGACCGACCGCAACGAGTATACCCGCATCATTGTTCTCTACAATACAAAGCGCTTCGTTATAAAGATTTGCGTACTTATAAATAATGTTTGGGTAGAGCAAGGGAGAAATATTGTTGTTTCGATATACAGCCACTTGCTTGAATGGCCTTTGTGATACATCGATTACCGTAAATGTCGAGTAATCCTGACCTCTACCTTTACTTACATCCACGGTCATGATATATTCATGATCTTTTACGGGTTTCTCATATACCTTGAGATCCCCACCTTCCAATAGATTTATTGGTTGTCGCGCACGTAGATCTAGCAGGGTGTTACCCTCGATTAACGTGTCACCCGTCCCGAAGAAGGTATTCCCAAACTCCTGATCAAACTGGAGTTGGGATGTATTCGCGATGGTCTCCTCTTTCCACTTCTCATCTCGCCCAGGCACGTCCCACCAATCCACACGGAAGGGTTTGTATTCGTTTACGTTTTGGACCGCCCCCTCCCAGATCTTGTGGTATGTGTTACCGATACCGTTCGCGGTAGACGTGATGATTACCTTGGTGTCCGTACCGGACGAAACCACCGGATAGGTTGACGTATAGAATTCTGCCGCGTTCTCTACGAACGCAAACTCATCTAGGAATAGTAGGTTGACCGACATACCACGAATCGACGATCCGGATGTCGCACTTGCGATGATACGCGAGTTGTTTGATAGTTCAATGGACCCCTTGTTGAGTGCCTTACATCCCGGCTGCAAGAAGAACGGTAAGTTTTCCATCATCAATGTTACACGTGCCAGCATCTCACGTGCAGTCGCACCCTTGTTTGCGAGGATCGCAATGGTCTTCTCTGGATGGAATAAGGCATACCATAGGATGTACCCGACTGAACTAATCGACTTACCGGACTGACGACACGCAAGCACAATGGAAAATCGATTCTCCTCGAAGTGGTCGAACATGTCTTCCTGATACGGATAGAGATCAAAGGGAACAAGACCCTTGTCTAGGTGGATTACCTTGACATATTTTTTACAAAAGTACGATGGATCCTCCATGCATTTCTTATACTCACGGAGTTTCGTGGCGTCCCATTCTTCTGCGACACCATCTCGTTTGATCTGAGGATTACCTAGATAGGAGTTCTTACTATAACTACTCATCGTCTTGGTCTATGACCTTCTCATCCTTGTCCCCCAATAGGAAACGCTGGAGTTCAGTTGTCGACCCGATGAACAGATTGTTATTCGTGGTGTTTGTCTCTTTAGGTTTTTCGTCTTGCAACAGTTCTTTTTGTTTCTTGTTAAGTTCCATCAGCTTGTCGTTGACATTAGCGATGTCCTTTATCATATTAGACAACACCTCGAATGCTCGGGGATGTTCTGATTCACGCGCGACCTGAATCATTAGGTCAAGCGATTCTCGACCTTTCTCGATTAGATCATAGTAGGTATCACGGGAGTACTCGTAGTCCTGTTCGTGGACAAAGTTCTTTCGTTGATCGTCCGTGATAATCGTTGGGGGGTTATGACTGTCTGTCATCATTTATCTCTATATTAAAACCAAAGTCTCCGTCCGGACTTACGTCGATCGGGTCTGGTGTCACACGTACATTACTTAGGAAGTCTGTATCTCCCGCATCTGAAACGATAGCATTAAGTTCTGTATTTACTTCACGGATCTCTACGCCTGTCTTGACAGGACCATAGAAGTTCGCATTCATATCAAAGGATAGAGTGTAGATAATGGTTCGTCTCTGTTCAATCGGACCCTCGAAGTCGTCAGAGAAGTTGACCCCTGTCAGAGTGATCGGGATGTCTTCTTTGATCTCTGGGTAATCAGAGAATGGTTTGACCGACAGAGAATACTGAGGGGCAAAGTATGGCAATATCTGTTCGACCACCTGTAATGCATCGTCTTGAGACTTCGCGTAGATGTTCAGTTCGAAACCAATCTTGTATGGAACGCCGCAGAACACGTCCTTGCGGGTTCCGTCACCTCGACTATCGACACTCACCTGATTGATCTTTGGTAACTGCCTTGGTGCGTCATACGCGATTGACACGATTTCAAAAGACATTCGTGGTAACTTCAGTGCAACCTTACGCTCGGATTGTTCCCCCTTACTCATCTCCTCTAGTCGTGAGATGAAGTTCCTACGCGGCGCATATGTCAGAGGCAACTTGACCTGAGACAACACCTTGCCGTCCGCAGCGGTTCGTAGTATGTGCATGTCGTCGAACATAGATCCGAACAACGCAACACATGTGCGCACACGCTTGTGATAGAAGTGTCCACCCATCATTAGATTATATCTCCAAACGGATTCGACTCACTGAAGTCAAGGAAGTCTCCTTCCCAATCATTGAATACTTTGTTCTGTGCGTCGACCTGTATCTCGTTGACACCTTCGTCTTGTGAGACCGGAGTCATAGACGCGTTTGGTCCAACAACTGGACGATCCGTCGCCCACTCGTGATACTTACCATCGGTCGCACCTGTATGTGCGATCTTCAACATGCGAGTGTCACTATTCCACGAAGTGACTTCGCCATTTAATATGTAGTCGTCGAATACCTGTTGAACGTCCTCGCCCACTAGGTAGTATGATTCGTCGTCCGCTACCCTTGGAGGCATCTGTAGTTCGTACTGGAACGCACCCTCGACCTCGATGTTGTCGATATCCGGAATACCAGTGTCGAAGTCTTCGTCTGAGAACTCGAACAACTCGCACTGCATACGGAACGTAGGTAGTTGAGACAACTGGTAGAATGGAGTTTCGGTCTCGACCTTCATCACTTGGAATAGTGACTCAGACATAGGTAGATAGATTACGTCACCCTCACGTGGACGGAACTGCGCATCGGCAAGACGGTCACCGACCAGTTCTCTCCATCGACGACGTGCGATGACAAAGGTGGCTTGGTCACGGATCTCAATACCAAACTTGGTAAAGATGTCCCCTTCTCCATCGAAACCTTCTGCGTTTTCGATGTAGACCTCGACCTTGTATGCGTCACCGAACTGAGACTGGATGCTGTCTAGGAAGATGTCTTCCTTCTCCACGATCTCACGCGGTAGGTAGTACACATCCTGACCGTAGAATTTGATGGACTCGATTATCAAGTCCTCATACAAACTTTGTTCGGATCGGTTCTTCTGACTGATATATGGATTAGTCGCCATGGTTTACCCCATAAAGAACATTGGACCTTCGTCCTCTTCCAATCGGAACTTCTCCATGATCTTGTCGATGTCTGCGATTGCGTCATCATAGATTTGACGACCATTGATAGTGACCCCGCCAGGCAACTGCATACCGTCAAACTTGATTAGGTTGATACCCCACTGACGTTTGATCAGCGCGGTTGTGTATTCTTTCAGGAAGCGGTGGTTCCATAGGTTGTTGTATTCGGATACCGTATCGTCCGGACTGCGAATACCATAGACCTCGAACACGACGAAGTCTCCCGCTGTTAGTTTCGTTTTAGAAACAAGTAGATTCACACGATTATACTGTCGATCAAAGGTCATCTGTGGTTGACCCATCAACTTCATGTCAAGCAGTGATAGTTGTTGTTGCATACCTTCGTAATATGCCAGATCACCCAACACTCCGTTTGCACGAGTGAAGTCTGATATGGTATACTGGAGGTACTGCCACGCGTCACTAAACCACCCCTGAGAGTTCGAAAGGGTGACTGGTAACATACGTACCACCGCAGTCAAATCAAGGTCGTCCGGTAGATCTACGGTCTGTGTGTCGATGTCCTGTTGCGTTAGTTGATGTTTGAGGTAGTATCTCTTCGACCCGTCTGGGTGGTTCTCACGGAACCATTGGAGTGCCTCATCAACACGATCATCTAATTGTTCGTCATCGATATTGATCTCAACAACTGGGTGACCCAGTGCACGTAGGCAATACTCGATTAGTTCTTCTCTGTCAGTAGCGTACATCTAATGTGTCTCGAAGTTACGTGTGTGTCTCTCTATTTATACGATTTTATTTATAGACATAAAAAAAGGGAGTCCGAAGACTCCCTCTTTCATCGAAGTTCTAAGAACTTGGATTAGTTGACAACAGTACCGTTGACATCGTAAACGTCGATACGGTAGTGTGAACCGTGTTGTCCGTCTAGCTTGTCAGCGTTAGATGAGTTGTCTGGTACTAGAGCACCGGCAGTCTCTGATAGATCTAGTGAGAACTTACCAGAAGCCTGGTTGTAGTCTAGGCATGAACCTGCGTCCGCACCGACACATGCCTTCGCACGTGCTTCAGTGAAGTATAGGTTAGTTGAACCTTCTGATACGTTATCAGTGTCCCATGCTTCGATTGCAGTTACACCACTTTCTAGTGCAGAGATACGACCAGTGTTAGAGTTAACAACACCTGTGATCGAACCATCAGCAGCTTGGAATGCAGCAACGATCTCTGTTAGAGAATCTAGTGACGCTGGATCCGTGTTCTGCTTGACAAAGTCGATCTGACTTTGTAGTACCGCGTCCGCAGCAGTACGATCAATAATCTCTTGTGAGATAGCAGCAGCGTTTGATAGCTCTGCCGCAGTTGCACGAAGTTCTTCGTCTGAGATTGCCGCAGCGTTAGCTGCTTCTGCTGAAGTCGCACGTGTGATCTCTGCGTTCAGTGATGCCTGTGTTGCGTAATCAGCTTCGATTGTACCAGCACGAGACTGTAGAGCAGCAATATCGTTATCGTTAGACGTGATCTGTGCTTGTAGGTCAGACTTGTCACCAGTTGTTGAGGTGTCTAGTGCATCGATCTGTGCCTGTAGACCGTTGTCCGCAAGGATGCGAGCGTTAGTCTCAGCAGTGACCGCGTTCTGACGTGCAGTTTGTTCAGCACTTACTGCCGCCGCACGAGCAGTTGCTTCCGCGTCGATTGCGTCTTGTAGATCGTTATCCGCCGCCGCACGAGCAACTGCTTCCGCAGTGATTGCAGCAGTGTTAGATGAAGTCGCAGTTTCAGTCGCATCCATCTCTGATTCTAGGGTTGATACACGACCTGTTAGGGCAGATGCGTCACCACCTAGGTTAGAGATTAGAGTTTGTAGGTCTGAGTCAGCACCTTCGTATGCAGCAACTAGTTCTGTCAACTGGTTCAGTGTTTCTGGTGAACCGTTAGTGATTGCAGATACTGCCGCAGATACTGTGTCGATGTTAGACTGTAGAGTGTTGTCCGCACTAGTACGAGCACTTGCTTCTGCATCGATGTTTGACTGTAGGACAGCGTCTGCAGCGATACGAGCAGCTTCTTCTGCGTCGATTGCGTCTTGTAGTGCCTGACGACCAGATACACCCGAAGATGATACTGTGTCGATCTGTGACTGTAGAGAACCCTCTACCGCAACCGCACGTGCAGTCTCAACGTTTACTTCGTTTGAGTTTGCAATGTCACCCGCGATACGTGCCGCAGTTTCTGCTGAAACTGCCGCAGATAGATCACTATCAGCGTTATCGACATATCTCTTGTTTGCAGCGTGATTTGCTGATGTTGGAGTCTCATCAATGATTACTTCTGAACCACCGAAGTGAACTAGACCGTCTTGCCAATCAAGAGTTGACGATGGTACCGAAGCAGTAATTGATCCGCCGTCTCCAACTTCAAGTTGGGTTGTTGCTAAGCGACCTTCGATATAGTCAGTGAACTCGTAGTCCGTTCCGTTCCACTTCAAGAACTCGTTGGTTCCTGCAGCAGACTTGTTCAAGTGTTGATCGATTTCTTGATTAACTGCGTTATCGAAACCGCCACCAGTGATTGTCGTTGAACCGAAGTCAACTGTAGAACCTGCGAAACTTACTGTTCCCGTTTCCACGACTAACTGTTCTGCTTCGACTCTATCAATGAAACCACGTGCCGCATAGACATCACCAGCATTAGTAATGTTGTTACTGTCCATGTCAACATCAGCAGTCATCTGGATGTTAGATGAACCTGAAGATGTGCTGATACCAGCAGTACGTGCGTTAGTTGCATCAACTGCC